TGCAACCAACTCGGCATGTAATTCTTGCATCTCTGCAATTACTGCTTGGTCAGCATCGGCAACATACGGTTCAGAGTGGATTTTGGTGTACCAGTGGTCGGCATCTTTTTGAGATACCTCATGTACACCCACGGCAAACTTTTGGTCTGTACCATCATCACGAACTAAGCGAAATGGTGTTTTTACTAAAATCTTAGGCATGATTAGATACCATCCGCATAAGCTACAGTTTCAGGGTAAACAAACTCTAACTGACCTAAACGTCCGTAATAAGTTGTTAATTGGCGAATGCCACGATATTCAAGTGGAGTGCGTTGTAGCGGAACCATTGGAAAACGTACAAAACGTTTTTCGTTTGTATATGCCACCATACGATCGACACCACCTGAACCACGACCAGTCAACCACTTAACAGGCTGAATATCTAACGGCACATTGTTTTTAGCAGTACAAATGTTGTTTAACTTAACGTACTCTAAAATAGACATATTGCCAGCATTAGACACTTTTTGACTGACCAAGTAGCCAAACTTCAATGGAGGCAATAACAGTTTTTTCGGTACAACAGCATAACCACTATTAGCCCACGCACGGTTTAGAATCGTGTTAATGTCAGCTAAAATTTCATCAGCCGTCTTAGTTGACCATAATGGCGACGTAGACGCGCCATTAGCTACGTTGGCGGTATCAACATTTGTGTTGTTGAGCAAACCAACCGCACTAATTGTTGAGTCACCAATATAGACTTGTTCGTCAATGTCCATGTTCCACTTGATCTGTAAGCCCTCATATTTTTGAGAGTCCACAGGGCGGCCTAATTGCTGAGCAGACATCAACTCAGGCAACGTCCAAGATAATTCCATGCCCCACAATGTTAATGGCTGCATGGTTTTGCCAATATCTAACGCTAAACCTGCAATTGCTGTGGCGTCCTTACCAATCCATGATTTACCCGCAGGACTTGCACCACCAGCAGCAGCAAATGTGGAGTTGGTAAACGAGGATTGTTCGTCTGCAATACTCACATCTTCACGGAACATCACATCGCGTGAATAGGTCAAGTCATACAGTGGTGTATTTAAGGTTTGATCTAAACGCTCAAGCTCACCAACCAGAAACACGCCTGCACTATCAATTGTGGCGGCATCGTAAGTGTGCAATTGGTCACGGGTGCGAATACGATTGCTGCTATAAGCACGACAAATCGCATCATCTAATGGAATATCAGCATTAACCGCTTTAACCGACAAAGCCAACATATTCACAGCTAAAATCGGAGTGTGGAAAGCAATATTTAAACGCGCATTCATAATTTCAACACTCCTTAGATGTTGTATTCAATTTCGACGTTGCCGTTAGCATCGCCTGCGTTAGTAAATTTACACTTATCAATTGCTCGCGTATTTTGAGCAATTACAGGGCTAAACGAATCACCTGCGGTCATTGTGCCTGCCGCTGTAATCGTAAATGTCACACCATTTTGCGTGTAAGCGGTACCCACGGTTGCATCAGGTAAGCGGAAGCCATTAGGGTCGATAACCGTCACTTTTGAAGTGTTGCTAGTTGTTTGCAGTGTTAACGAGTAAGTACCTGGAACGGCTGAACTTGTTGCAGAACCTGCGATAGTACCTGTTCCTGTACCTGTGATTGTGCCACCTGTAAATGTGGTTTCGCTGGCTGCCTCGATGCCGCCGATAGGCTTGCCACTTGACGCATTGGCCACGCGAACATAAACCTGACCATTACGAGCAGGTGAACCGTAATTGTTTTTAACGGTCATGTAACCACGAATTAAACGATTACCAATGCCTGTTGTTGGCGGCACGGCTGTGCCTAATGGATCAGACGCATTAGCACCAGTTGTTGGGAATGGGCGAACCAAAAAGCCAATAACATTAGCCGCTGTGTCGCCTGACGCGATTGGGCGTAATTTGCCAGATACTTCTTTGCATGGCACGCCATACGCATCAAACGGATAGCTTGCATCAAAAACACCAGTGTCTACGTCACTAGACTGAGAACGAGAGATTGCACCCGCAATACCCGAAGGCATACGGTATAAAAAAGCATTACCCATAATGATTGCTCCTAGGGATTACGGATTAGTGATTTTTCCAGTGTTCTGCGGCCATCTTGTTGATGTCAGCAGGTGTGGGAGGTTTGCGACCAAAGTCTTTCGTGCTAATGCCTGTGCGAATACCAGACATATTGTTTTTGGTGCGGATGACTTCGGCAACTGCGGTAAATGCCATCGCCAATTGATCGCCTGTCATTTTGCCAAGCTCTTGACCCTGCAAAAATGGTTTTACATTGCTTGCATCTTTGGCCATCGCATTTTGTAAAACTTGGCGTTGGCATTGGCACATTGCATCTTTGGTCTTGATCGTGGCACGATCAAAAGAAGTGCCAGGCGAAATAATTTCAACTTTAGAAACAAAGTCAGCCCATTGGCCATCGTCTAATGTCATTGCATCGGTGGTTCTTGTGCTGCCTTTACCTTCTAAGGCATCCAAGCGACTGCCAATAGATTTTAATGTGTCAGTAACACCAACCAAGGCTTTTGCTAATGAATCATTGGTTTTAGCTTTTTCAGCTTCTTCATTATCTTTGGTTTTCTTTTCTTCGGCTTCCTTAGCCTCTTTTTCGGCCTTTTCACGAGCCGCTTTTTCTTCTTCGGTTTCTTCGTCTTTGGATTTGGCTTCTTTTTCGGCCTCCTCCATAGCTTCGTCAATAGATTTTTGGTCTTTGGTTTTGAGTGCTGCTTTTAGTTTATCTAACCAGCTCATGGTTTTTTGATCTCCAATGGCGCAACGTGAGCCACAACGACCGTGCTCAACAAGTGCGATATGATTAACAATAATGTTGCGCTGTAGTCCGCGCCCCGGCTCAACTTCTTCATAGTCAGCATCGTAACCAAGGCTGACTTCTTCAATTTTCTCTTTCAAAACTTTGTCGATGGCTTCACGATCAGTAATTAACAAATCAGCCATTAGCAAATCGTTATCACCTCCCTCGCCACGACGAACATTGACCATTGTCCCCTTGGCTAAATCCTTGTAGTTATCAGGATTAACCCAGTCCATCGGATGACCAATAGTCACAGGTTTGGCAATACAGCTAGACAAGGTGACTTCATTGAAAAGTTCTTTTTCTTCACGAGTGATAACTACAACACCGTTTTTGGCAGTAACAACGGCCTTACCTGTCTTTTCGTCAACAAGCTCACCTTCGGCGTAATACATCTCGCCAGTTCTGGCCACTGGCACGTCTTGGCAAACTAAAAAGCCTTCGGGTGTAATAGCGCGTTTTAAGCCTAAACGCTGCTTTGCAAAAAAACGTAGGCGCATAATTACTCAGGTAAAACAGGTTCAGGATAACAGCGACAGTTAAAAATCTGTCCTGCGTGAGCGTGATAAATCTTTTTGCCTTCCAGCAATGCAGGCGGTTCAGTCCATTTAACAAACTTGCCATTCATTTTTTTATGGCTTTCTCTAACATCACTATCGCCAGTGGTTCGCCAAATATAACCCTCACTGCCGATGTGCATTGCTCTTGCTTGTGTTAACACTGACGATGCTCTTGATACTTCGGTACGAGCAATTGTGTTGGCCTTGCTGACAGAAACTTGTGTCGATTGCTTAATAAGCTCGGCAACTTCTGATGCTCTTTTGCCGCCCTCAGTTGCTTCAATAGCTAAATCATGTACTCGCTGAGCGGCTGCAAGCGGTATGCTTTTAATGAGAGTAACTTGCTCATCAAGCAATTCCTTCATCACCTTGCCTGTGGGCGCGTTCTTAATTTCTTCTTGCAAGCCTTTGGATAGCTCTTTGCTGTATTCCATCCATGCCGCTTTATCTTTTTTCTCAACCTGAGTCAGCATATTTGTGGCTGTGGCTGTTGCCCAATCCGTTAGCAACTCAGCGTATTTTTGCAAACTATCAATAATTTTTAATGATGATTGATAATCAAGCGACTTAAACGCACCAATCATCAAGCCCACTTGATCTGCAACCCTCCGCAACAAACGAGCATACTCACGTTCAATCTTTCGTAGATTGATCGGGTTCTTTCTTTGTTTCATCGTCAGGATTATCTAAATCTGTTTCTTTAGGTAATGGCGGTTCATTTTCTGCCGCTTCAATATCTTCATTAGAGATGCTAGACCATAGACCAGTAATTCGGCTTGAGTGTCTTAACTCGCGTAAAGCATCAGCACGACCAACGAGGCCGCTTTCTTCGGCTTGTACAATAGCGGCCGTATGAGCCTGAGCAATCGTTGATTTCTCGGTATCGCTAAGCTGCCAAAGCGGATTAAATTTAAAATTTAGATTCTTAGGCGCATCAATGCCCAAAACACTACGACATATGATGCGTAAAATTTTTGTAAGACCTTGGCGCAAATCTTTGTTTTGATCTGCGTTAACTCGGTCGTAATAGTTTCTTAAATCACTTTCACCTGTGGCGTTCATACCTGCGGGTGATTGACTAAATAAACGAGTCAATGGAATATCAACCGCGCCGCCTAATTGTTGTCCCATTTGCAACAAAACAGCATCTAAGCCGCTAAATGTATAGCTGTGCGTTTCAAACGTATCGCTATCATCCATTAATGTCAGTCCTTCGTTAGACTGCCACAAACGAATTTGCTCCATCTGCTTGATTAAGCCTTCAAGAGCCTTGCCGCCTTGCGTGATGATTTGTCGAAAATCTTTAACTTTATATGTGCGTAAATGCGCTTTATAAACTAACTGAGCCGCGCCTTGTGTCGTGCTGTCAAAAGCTACCAATCTATCCCATAAACGTTCAACAATAGATTGCCCCCATAGGTTTTCAGCAATACGCTGCCAATAAGGGAGCTTTAAGCCCTCTAAGCGAATAACACGGCTATAATGAATTTTTTGATTAACTAACGCCATCGCATCAGCGACAACTGTGTAATACTTTGGCTTGCCCATGTCTGAGCCGTATTCTGTCACCAAATCTTCTAAACTCGGCTGCACCAGCCAACGATCTAAAACTAATAAACCCTTAAACTGGTCTTTTTGGATTGTTTCAATCCGCAATGGTGTTGATGGATCTTGGCCATCAATCATAAATACAGCGATTGCACCACCATACAAACGAGACCATTTGATTGTGTCGTTTAGCTCATTCCAAATTCTAAATTCGTCAAATGCGTTATTGATTTGCTCGATGTCTTCGGGCTTCAATTCTTCGCTAGTGATGTCAATACCAGCGCGTGTCATGTCATCAGCAACACAGTCGATTGCTTTACCTGCAATCCACGATGAGCGATACATAGCCTCCATCTGGACACGATTACGACTAACAAAATCAAAACGGTATGTACTGCCGTTGGTTTGATTATTAGCCCCAATGCCTAATCGAGCATTGAAGTTAAAAAAGCTGTCTAATGTGCGCACAGCTTTACCCAACAAGCCAAAAGCTGTTGCACCGTTTGTTTTATCAGTCATTTTAGCCTTAGAGATTTTCCCAAATATTTAAAGATACTTGAGCTGGGTTATATGCAATCATTACAGAGTCGGCTAAGTTTGGTGATTTTGTCCCTTCTGGAGCCTTATCAACCAAAACCTTACCAGCGTTATTAAGTGAATATGTTGGCTGACTTAATTCCATCACTAACGCATCTCTTTCTTTTAATTGAGATGGGATAGATATGATATTGTCTTTGTCGTAATCCTGTCCGTTAACAGCCCTGTATGTTTCCTGAAAACGCAGCCTTAACGCCCACCAAGCCTGAGCCTTTGCATTTGCAAAAAAATCTTTATTTTTTCGCTTCTCAACCATTTCGCCATCTGGGTCGTGAACTTCACCAGAACCACGGAACGGCTGGAATGTGATTTGTCTTTGATGATTTATGTATCTTGTTTCGTTTGTGACTCTTGCGTCACCACGAACACCTGCGCCCAATCCATCAGCATCATAAATTAAGAAGTCTGTTGAGTGAGCATCACACCAACCAAAAGCTTTTACAACAGTTGCGAATATATCCGAGCCTTTACCACTGAACGACTCAATATCCTCAAGCAATATGCCCAATCGACTGCATAAAGAATTTTTATCTTTACCTTCGTCTGCAACATCTAATGCCGATACACGCGAACCTGTCGGCTCTATACCAAGCTTGATGTGGGCATCAATAGCAGCTTGTACCCATGCTGAAGGGATTAGAACACCTTCAACCGAGGCCGCATAGTTAATATCAATTTCTTGGGCAACAACCACTGGGTCTAACATTTCAACTTGTTTGTCATACCAGTCGTCATCTTTTCGCGGATCATCTCGCCAATGAAACGTAAAAACTTTTATTTTTCCGCCATGACGTTTTTGAGCAAACGGGTTACCCATTCCGTTTGGTGTACTAATATCTTGTCGGCAATTAGTTGTTGCAGATAACGATGCATCAACAAGCTGTGGTCTTTCTAAGAACGCTGATTCATCAACAATATAAAATGACGTCCTGTCACCACGACCAATCCCATCACCAGATTCACCAGTAATTGTACTTCCTGTATTCGGGAAAATAATTCGCATGTGTGGTGCGTGTTTGTTTCTATCCCAACCATCCCTAAATTCAGGAGGCAACATAGATAAAAACATTCTGGCTTTTTCAAATAGACACTTAGGACTGCCGATCTTGTCGACATACTCCTCTTTACGACTACCAAACCCAACAACCATGCCATGATTAAATAAACATACAGTTGATGCCAAACCGATTGTTAACCAAGACATACCCATATCACGGGTTTTTTCTGTGATACCTGCCTCTTGGTTTTTCCATCTTTCTAAAAACCAGTAACACCATTCTTCTTGTTTAGGAAAAAGTAAAAATGGGATTGTTGCAGGTAGGCCACGCTCGATGTTACGCGGGTCAAATGTCATCCCCCAGTCAATAATAAATTGGGCTGGATGATCTTTATAAAACTGTTTTAACGCTGGTAATGCACTTGGATTTTGACGAATCTTGATTAGTTTTTCAGTGCGCCACTGGAACACCTTTACATAATCAGGGTTCTTAAAATCAAACTCAAATGGAATAGGCATTATTTCATCAGGTCAGCGTATATTTTTGCAGCTTCTATTGGGTCTATTGACTTAACCTCTACAGGCTTACCATCAGGCCCGCTAATTTCCTTTTTAACCTGATTTGTAAAAGCTCCACCCACTTCTTTGGCTGCTTGCTCTAAAGCCGTCAAAACCAACATGCTATTTTTACTATTAGCATTAATAATGTTTTGCATTTTTTGTAAACGGTAAACTTTATTAGCAATAGGAATATTTTCTAAATTTTCCTTAAACTGTTTTCTTGTTTCGTTAAATTCGTCAACAAACTCTTTGCTTAGGTCTTTGCCTGTTCTTTTTGTTGGGTCATAGGCTTCACACTTTTGAGGTGTAACCTTGATTCCAAACTCTTCTTGGACAGCATTAGCTGTCTCTGTTGGAGTGTTAAATACAGCTAATGACCTAACAATAAAGAGTTTTATTTCTCTTTTCAGTTGAGCCATAAAATATAACCATGTCCAAGCAAATCCAAGAACTTAAGCCAACTTCAACAAACAAGTGCCGCAAGAATGAGCAATATCAATTTTAGCAATCTCAGGCTTTGAATCTGCTAGCTTGGCTATTTTCTTTACAGACTCATTAGCACCATAGCGGCGCACAACGCCAAAAAACTCTTCTACATCATGCGATTGAATTATTAGCTTGGGCTCACCAGTTTGTGAGTTATAAGCAGGACAACCAAAAGCATCTTTTGCATGAGCAATGTGATAAAGCTCATGCTCTAGTAATGCTAAAAAATCAACATCACTGCATTTACTGCAATACTCAGCATCTAATGTTATTAGGAATTTTGGAATATCACCAAACCAATCTATAAACTGCTGTTCTTGCCTAGCTTTTTTCCATCCGCCAGCATTAAAAAATACTTTTTCGCATTGGCCTAATATTTGTTTGCCTGATTTTATATAACTGGGTGATGCCCATAAAAAACATAATTCGTGAGCTTCTAATTGATGTAAATGCTCGTGATCTTCGTTATATAGCTTTGAATCTTTGTTAAATAAAATGGATTGTATAAATACTAATAACTCAGGAGCTGGCAAAAAAGAAACCGTTATTAATTTATCAATCGGTGGCTTAGGGCGTTTCATTAATCGCTCTACAATCTAGGCTCTTTAAATTTCTCTGCTAAAACATCAATACCGTAATAACCTGCCCATACTGCAAATGCTACCGCTAAATCTGGGCTCATGCCTGCCAACTTTAAAATAGGCACAATTGCAACAGTAGCAATAGCTAGTAATGAAGCCTCCAATATTCTGCTTTTCCAACGCTTTTTATTTTGATATGTCGCTCTAAGCAGCGCAGTAACAAAAGCTAATACTGGGGCTGTTGCAGCCTTAGCAACTTCATCAAATGCACCGCCCAAGTCGTTAATTCTCACCGCCTGCCCCTTACGATTCATTTTTAGACAACTGACCATCGCTTTTAAAAACTGGCAAAACAAAATCAACAGGCTTTGCATACTGATTTGGCCAGCGATAGCCTAAAACACGCTTAGTATCAAAAGGCGAAATTTTTACTGAGTCGCCTTGATTGCCACCAAGAACCATTAAATTATTGTTAATATCTCGGCCAACAACAAATCCAACATGACCGCCGCCCTCTCTTTCAAATACCACAATACAACCAACACAAGGCTGACTTAATTCCTGTCCCCAGTTAAGCCAGTCTTTAGCTCTCATCCAGTATTTTGGTAATTGGCATTGTGCTTCTTTCATGCAATGAGCCACAAAAGTACCACACCAAGGCGTTTCATCATCAAACCACCATGCCTTTAGCGTTTTTAGCCAAAGAATGATAAAACTATTATGTTTTGCGCCTTTGATTTCTTTGAGGCCGATATGCCGTTGCGCTTCAATAAGCCACAAAGGTTTAGACATACTAGCCTCACAAATAAAAAAGCCCGAAGGAGATCGGGCAAAGGCTTATCTTTCAATAAACCTGAGGGAAATAAAAAAGGCCGCTTTATGGGCGACCTTTCAGGGGAATATAAAAATTCCAACTTATCACAAAATGTATATGACGATGCGCGCACTGTCAATACGCAATTTAATCTACTTTAATGTTAATCCAAGGGGCTAATTCACCGGTTCTATTTGTATATTCCATAGATTCACTAACTAAGCACCCATACGCATCACCAAATTTCTTTTTCTTTAAGCATTTTTCCCTAACGTAAACAGGTGAAAGCTGCCATTGTTTTTCTATATACGCTTTTGATTGTAAGTCTGGGGCATCGGAACATTGGCCTTCATCATTGCAATTAATAAAATTCAACTCAGCCTCAAGCCTTTTTTTCTTTGCTGCAATTTCATGCTCAATTTCTTCGTTTTTTGATTTTTCAATACGCTTGTTTTCCTCAATAGCAGCAGCCATTTCCTCAAGCTCAATAGCCTGTTTTCTTCTTAATAAACTTTCATGATAATCATCTAGGTAATTATCGTTTTTTAAATAATTAACAGTGGTTATAAATTGATAATAATTAGTCTCTGTTGGACTAATAGCAATAAGACCTTTTCCAATATCATAAGTATACATTCTTGCATCAGCAGGAAATTTTCTACACCCAATATGAAAAGCTTTTTGTCTTGCATCGTCAGTATTATTAAACAAGGTTAATAGCTTTTTATGATCCAGCCTAATATCTTGAGTTAATCCATAAGGACAAACAATCGCATTTTCTTTGGTATAAATTGGCTTTAAATAATCTAACGCCAATATTTTATTTGACAGCAAAGCAAGAACGAGAATAACAAAAATTTTAAGTTTCATATTTAATCCCTCAAAAACCCCTATGCTAATCTAACCAAGAAAATTAGGCTACCTCCAAGTAGCCATCTAGCCAAGTCTCAGCCTGTTTAATTAACTCGGTCACTGTGCGCCTACTAACACCAACTTGCTCAGCAATCCACTCATAAGCCATATCACGCGCATAATACAAAAATAGCGCAACCGCTTTTTGTGCATCTTTCTGTGCGAGTTTAGCAATAGCCTTATCAATTTTTAGGCACTCATCGTCCGTGATGAGTGGTGATAACGAATTGCGAGACTGTTGCACATTATCAGCCATTAGCGCATAACTAGGGCTTACATAACGTGGTACATCGCTGCCTATGCTCTGCCAAATACCCCATTGCGTTAAATACCATTGTATCGAGTAAGACATACAAACCTCACATAAGATCAATTTCATGCTTTGTAATTTTTGCGCCGCTGTTTATATTTTTCTGCACAGCTTCATAATTGATTGCGCTTAAGATCGTGCTGATGGCATCGCCACTGTTAACCTGTCCAGTCGTAAACCTAAGCACAGTCCAACCATTTGCCGCAGCCCAAGAGTATTTTTCGCAGTCCTGCTCGTAGCCTTTTCCCCTTGTGTGTCTGCCACCTGACCACGTACCGCCTTCAACCTCGATTAAGATTCTGGTACCAAGAATTAAAAAATCTGCTTTCCAACGACGATGTTCAGCAAATTTAAATTCAGGCTTGTAGGCGATCTTGTTTGCTCTGATCTGTAGCATCATTTCAGCCTCGCCGACCGAAGGCTGTTTTTTCGTTTTCGCACCTGGTGTTTTTTTGGGTTTTTCGCCATTAGGTTGTTTGTAGTGCTTTCCAAGTAACACTTTGGCCTGTGCTTCGCTGATTCTCATTTTTTGCTTCATCCGAAAAAAGAAAAACAAAATAACCTTTTTAAAAACAATTGCTTTTTACTTCACAGGACAAAATTTAACTGTAATTTCGGGGCAAATTGGCGCACTTGCACAACCAGTCACTAAGAAGAACATCAAGCCAAAAATAAACAAGCCGATTAGGATTAGTTTTAGGTTGTTCATAAATTACCCCCATCGACGCTCATACACGCATGGCCACGCTCACCGATTGCACCAAAATCTAAAGCAGACTTGATGTGAGCAATACTTTCCTCAAGCCTAATAATTTCCTCACTCATCACCAATGCTTGACGTTCACGCTCTGCACATTCTCTATGTTTTCTGTCTAAATCACGCTTAAGCATGGCAATTTGTTCGTCTCTTGGATCAGGTCTTGCTGCAAACCATTCTTGAGATTCATTAGTTTTCAACCAAGCCCAAAAAGCTGCTTGCATTGTTTCGGGTGTTTTACGATATGGGCAGATGACCATGAACGATAAAAAATCTTGATAGCGTGGGTGCATGGATACTGGTAAATCTATAGTCATTTTTTATTACTCTTATACAAATTTTGATATTCGTCATGCAGTCTTTTACCCTCTGCACAGTATTTGTTGTGTCTTGGCTTACAGACTTTGCAAGCGCAAAAATGATTCACAAAAGCGTCAAATTCTGGTGGATTCATGCTGCCCCCTTAACCATGCTTAGCCAAATTATCAAAACGCGATTGATGCAAATTAGCTGCAACCCTGATAACGCCAACATTGCCCTGTCTTTGTTTGGCAACAATTAACTCAGCAATCCCTTTGTCTTTGGATTCAATGTTGTAATACTCGTCACGGTAAACAAAAACGATTAAATCCGCGTCTTGCTCAATTTGTCCTGATTCTCTCAAATCAGATAAAACAGGACGCTTATTCGCTCTTTGTTCCACATTCCGACTTAATTGCGATAAAGCAATAACAGGGCAATCCAATTCTTTTGACAGGGCTTTTAATGCCCGACTGATTTCCGCAATTTCGTTTTCTCTGCTAAAACCTTTTTGGCTTGGTGCGATTAACTGCAAGTAGTCAATGACAACATAGGCTAATGAACCGTGTTTTTTGTGGATACGTCTTGCTTTGGCTCTGATGTCGTGGATAGTGATAGCTGGTGTTTGGTCAATGTATAAAGGCCAGTCTTTAGAGTTTCCGACTGTATTAGCCAGTTTATTAAAATCGTTTTCCTCCATATCGCCCTTACGCATTTTGTGACAGTCAATGCGCCCTAAACTGGCAATCATTTTCTCAACCAATGATTCATCACTCATTTCTAAGCTAAAAATCAATCCTGCTGTTTTAAAATCCCCATCATTCGCTAATTTCTTAGTAATGTTTTTAGCAATATCCATGGCAAATGTTGTTTTGCCCATAGCTGGACGACCTGCAACAATAACCAAGGTCTTTTTTTGCAAGCCTAAAATCATTTCATCAAGATCATAAAAACCTGTTGGCATCCCTGTAATTTGGCCGCCATTGTTGTAACGCTCTTGGATTGATTCTAAAACAGACCGAGCCACATCCTTAAAAACTCTTGGCTCTTGTTTGTTTGATGTGGTGATTGCATCCTGAACAAGCATTATTTTGGATTCAGCAAAATCTAAAATATCATTTGCATCTTCATGGCATGGGTTAAATGCTTTATCCGTGATGTCCTGACAGGTTTTGATTAGTTGACGACAAACAGATAATCGTCTCAGATCATTACACCTGATAATAACATTGGCTTTTGATACCGAATTAAATCTAAAAACATCGTTTATGTATTCTTCTCCGCCTAATTCGTTAATTCTTCCCGATATTTTTAGCTTCTCAACAAAAGACAAAACATCAGAATCAGGATATTTTTTTCCAAACTTAACGCACTCATCAAATAACACGCCATTCTTTCGGCTAAAAAAATCAGTTGCGTTAATAATCGACACAACATCTTCAACAATTGAAAAATCAAACATAATAGATGCCAAAATGGTTTGCTCATGATCCAAACTGTTTGGCATTTTTTTAAAATCATTCATGGCTTAATCCCCGAAAATGTCAGTTAAGGCGGTTGTTGAGCGTTTAATTTTTGGCTTGACTGGCTCAGGCACAAAAACAGGGATATTCATTCTCGGTTCGTTAACAGGGTTGTGTCCGTTTGGTCGGTAAATGTGTTGATTAGGTTGTTTATCAAACTGTGGGTTATCAGCCCATTTTTTGAGATACATAGCCAAAAACTTACACCACTTTGACTCGTTGTGTTTTTGTTGGTTGGCTCTAGCATCATTGACAAATTTACCCAAAATTTCGGCAGATAATTTTTTAGGATCAACGCCAAAATTTTTGCAATAACCTAAAAACTCTTGTTGATTAGGTTGCCAGTCAAAAGGCATTAAAAAATTAACTCTTGTATCTTTGGTCAACTCGTCAACAATCGCTTGTTCGGTTTTTTCCTCGTGCGTGTTGTTTGTATGTTTGTTTAAATTCAATACTTGTTCTAAATCATTACTTATTAGTGGCGGATTTGCCTTGCAAGGCTCAGCCTTATAAGGCAAAGGCAAACAAGGTGATGCCTTATCGGTATTAGCCCGACAAGGTGAATCATAAACAACATAGTCATAACCACATAAACGTCCATTTTCATCATGTGACTGTTTATCGCTTCTCACTACATAACCATGATTGATTAATTCGTTTAACAGCGAATAAATAGAATCCTTGCCTGAATACTTGGCTGAGTTTTTAGTTTGTAGCATTAGATGCTCAATACTAATCTTCCAGTTTGAAGGCTTGCCAAGTAAGAAGACTAATAACCCTCTTGCAGCCCAAGATAGATTTTCATTTTCGGTTACGGCTTTTGATATGATTACAAAGTTTGATTGTGGGTTTGGTGATCTTATAATCATGCTGCCACCTCATAAGCCAATCCAGTCAATTTAAAATAGAGTTTGTCGCCATCAAAAATCGCTTCTATTAAGTCGTTCTTTTGAAGCTTTTTAATAGACTGGATAAATACAAACTCATTGGTGCGTAGAGTGTTAACCAAGCTTTTTGTGCTTACTTGGATAACGTGTTTTGAGTGCTTGGCAATGCTGATTAACTCAGCTAATACGATAGCTTCCATTACGCACCCTCCACCACTTCAACAGCCTTGCAGCTAATGTTTTTGCAAGTCTTAACGGTTACAGGTCTGCTGAAATCAAACAAAAAAGTTTCATTGCCACACTTGACGCATGGCGCGATAGGTTTTGCTTTTTGTTCTTGCTTCACTTTGCGTAAGGCAAGGTTTTTCAATCTTTCACGTTCCATGTTTAAGCCACCTCTTTTAATAAGCTGTCAGTAAGTTGCTTTAATTCGTCTTTGGTGATAAACCAGCCTTGAGGCTTGTTATTGTCTTTTTGTAAAAAACTAAAATTTTTTTCTAAGAGGTTTAAATCTCTTTGGATAGTACGGACATCAACATCAAAGCCCTCGCAATCAAGAAAGACTTTTAATTCAGACGTGCCAATTCTTCTGCCATTGGCTTTGGCTATGTACACAAGTATTTTTGTCGGTCTAATATTTTTACGACTATTGACTACTTTTTCTTTTTGCATGATAATTGACCTTGCATAAAGTTCTTAGAGCGCAATTAAGGCCGTCTGATACACGGCCTTTTTTGTTGCCTAAAATTAGGAGTTAATGGTGTTGTGTGGGCTTAGTGGCTCAATAGAATTAAGTAAAACAACAACCCAATCATTTGCTAAAACATCAGCCTGAGAAGGCTGCCAACCCATCTGAATATTGTCTTGAGCGTTTTTAAAAATAATGTAAGGCTCAACCTTCGCTGATCCACCTTGCTTTACTGCATGGGCGCGTGAATGGGGATTCCAAAACTTTTCAGCTTCCAATGCTTCATTGCCCTGCCCCAAAGCAATCCACATTCCTTTGCCATCCCATCCTTTACGAGCAGCGGCATGACCAGTCTTTAACACATCAATAGCACCACCAAAATCCATTACTAATTTTGCAGACTCATCAATAACAGCACAACCAACCAATTTGGCTTCCAATTGCTCAGTCTTAGCCGCTTGGCTTTTTTGGTAAGGCATCCAGTCCCAAGTATCATATTTTTTAACATCATCATCGGCAGACACGGTGCTAACATGGCAAACCGAACAACGTGCGTACTGATTGCCACTGGCATCAAAAACGGTCAAATTCACACAATTTTGATTATGAACAGCCGTAACTAATGCAGCACAAACACCTGATTGCCAGTCTGGAATAATTGATTGGTCATCAACGGCCGCAGGAGTAAAATAAACAACACGACCCACAGTGGGGATAATTGGATTCATAAAAAAGACTCTTCTAATTCGGTGTAATTCCACCAGTTTTAATTAGTACGATTTCGTACGGTTTTTAAACCTATCGAATTCGATACCTTTTAATTCCCCCCGAAATCGGGGGTTTTGAATTTGTTGTTGTGGCCAGTGCTGATCAGCCTACGCATTCACAACAACTAGAAGCACACTAGAGCCTCTGGCAGTCAATTAAATGACTTGCTTCCGCTGTTTAAACTAATGTGCTTTTAGTTGTTCTCCCGAATCGGCACAGTGGGAGCGACTGCTAAAAAGGTTCTTTGACCCTGCCTAGCCTATTTAGCTAATTTGCGCTTGGTTGAAGGAATCGAAACCTTACGCATTTCGTATTAGCGGTGATGAGCTGCCACCGTTGCTAATTACTTATTTTTAGCCTTACGCTTAGCGCGTTTAGCCTTGGCAACACCTGAGCCAGTATTTTTACGGTCACGTTTGCCAGTTGCTTTTAAGTGTTTTTCTAATTTTTTAATTTTGTAATAAGTTGCAGTTCCTCCAAGTTTAAGATTGTTTGCACCTGTCTTAATAATTGACTCTAGCTGCATCCCCATTGTTGCTTTACGCATATTTACCTCACACATCAAAATTATCTTTGCCACCACTTACTAAGCTCAGCGCAAAGGCCAAGCCACCCACAATCGAAGATATTGACCATAAAAACTGTATTAACGTGTCCATTTGTTCTACCTCTTTTGTTTCTTGTTTTTTGGACTATGCTTAAATGATTCTGATAAAATCATTGTAAACATTCTAATAATTTATTAATTGTTTTTAGGGTTGGGTTTGTTAATTCACCACTAATCATTTTTGATATTAAAGCGTGATTGACCCCTGTTGCTTTAGCAACAGAATATTGCGAACCGTGTTTTTCAACAGCTTTTTGTGTCAATTCTTTAGCGTTAATAGTTTGATAATTCATACAACCCCCTTAGATATTTTTATGTTAATTTATTCAATTATTTTTGTCAAACCTATTGCGTTAATTTATTTATGTGTTAATATGTTCACATGCAAAGCGAAAGCAAAGTATCCTGCCCAACCGCCAAGAAAAGGCCATATTGCCCTGCGGAATGGGGAGAACGTCACATCTCGGGTAAGTGTGGGTGACAGGTCGAAAGACCAAAAACGCATGGCCATTTGCTCAACAGAGATTTTGCTTAGAAGTGGACAGTCGTTTTTGTGGTCAGGAGAAAAGAAATGATTGATTTTGTGTTTTTTGATGGTCAGTTATGGACTTATGACGAATGGGCAAAGATTGCGCCTTTAACTCTTTTGTGTCCAGAGAAAGAACCAAGCCCAAATGCAAAACTTTGGGACGAAGGATATAGCAACGAATAGCAAAAAGCCCTTTTGTATTGCGAGTACAAAGGGGCTTCTTTTTTGGTAGTCAGAGAAACTAACGAGGCAATTATGAAATATTTTAAAGTCGAAATCAACTATGGTCGCAAGTGTCCAGCTTTTGAAGCGCGTGTCATGGCCATTGATGAGAACCACGCCAAAAGCCAAGCAATTGGCAGTCAACAACGGCTTTGATGCCGTCATTAAAAAAATAACTGCACAGGAGGCACGCATATGCTCTTAATCAAATTGGCCACGGTAATGGCCTTCTTAGTGGCTCTTTTAGTTATTTGTATGTTGGTTAAAGCTATATCAGACCAACAAAAACAAATGGCCGCACTTAAACGAAAAAACGCCGCATTAACCATCGAAATGAATCAGCGTGAAGATGTTTTAGGATTGCAGGCTGATTTTGAGGCAATTTTAAATGATAAATAACTGGCGAGATTGGTTAGCAGCGATAGCGTTCTTCGCTGCCTTTGGCTCGGCTGGTAGTGACGATTATGACTATCGTTGCGACCAAGCTAGAAAAGCTAACAAAAATGAAACTTGCAAGATGATTGCAAGTAAGGAAGTTAAAAATGACAGCAATGCAAAAAATCGTATCGGTTCGCGCTAGCTCATTCGGCTCTTTGTTTGATTGCGCTTATAAATGGGAAGGCCAACATATTTTGGGCATGAAAATGCCCAGCTCTCCACGCGCACATTTAGGAACTGCTATTCATTCAGGCACTGCCATTTATGACTTGGCCATGCTTGAAAAGATTGACGGATTTACCGCAAAAGATGCTGCTGAGTCCATGTTGCATGAATTACGCAATCCTGAATATGAAGTGAATTGGGCGGCTGAAACTGATTTAACGCTTAAAAAAGCGGAAATAATCGCACTCGCTTTGCTTGATTTATACACAGCAAAGATTGCACCTAATTACACGTTTATTGACATCGAGCGCAAAGTAATACCGCTTGATATTGATACAGGTGCAGGTGTCATCATTCGCTTAACTGGCTCATTAGATCGTGCCCGTGTGTCTAAGTGTGGCACAGGTGTAAGTATTGTTGATGTTAAAACAGGCCGCTTAGCCGTAACAGCCGAAGGTCTTGCAAAGACTAAAGGTCATCGTCCTCAGCTTGGCACTTACGAAATTTTGTACGAGCAAGACACAGGGATTGCTTGTGATGATTCCGAAATCATCGGTTTAAAAACGTTTGGTACACCTGCCGCTGCAACAGCAAAAGTGTCAAACGCAAAACAATTGCTTTTAGGTACAGACAACCAAAAAGGCTATATCCAAATGGCTGGTGAGATTTTTCGCTCTGGCCTATTCACTCCAAACCCACAATCACAGCTTTGTAGCGCGAAATACTGCCCTCGCTTCAATAACTGCATTTACCACGACTAAGGAAACATATCATGTCAAACAACGAACAAGTTGCACCAATTTCTATTGATGACATTCGCAAAAGTCGTCAATCCTCTGAAACAGCAGTTGGTTTAACCACGGCTGGTGGCTTTGAATTGACCATGCGTATTGCCAATATGTTGAGCAATTCAACGATGGTACCAGAGCAATATCGCAAAATGAAAGCTGATAAATCAGCACAAAAAATCAATGATGAATATCCATTGATTGAAAATCCAAACGGTTTACCAAATTGCATTATTGCAATCAATATGGCTAATCGTATGGGTGCTGACCCATTAATGATTATGCAAAATCTTTACATTGTAGAAGGTCGCCCTGCTTGGTCTTCTCAATTCATTATTGCCGCTATTAACTCTTGTAATTTGTATAGCCCACTACGTTTTGACATTAAAGATTTGGGCGAAATGGATGCAAGTTATCAAACCAAAAAATGGGTTAATGGTCAAAACGGTGCGCGTGGCGGTTATCAATACACCGAAAACAAAGTAAAAATTCGTAACATCTCATGTGTGGCTTGGGCAATTGAAAAAGAAACTGGAGAACGCCTTGAATCTAGCCCTATCACTATTGAGCTAGCTGTTAAAGAAGGCTGGTATCAAAAGAATGGTAGCAAATGGCAAACCATGCCAGAGCAAATGTTGCGTTATCGTGCTGCGGCGTTCTTTGGTCGTATTTATGCGCCTCAATTGCTAATGGGCATTAAGTCGGCTGATGAAGAACTAGACACCATCATTGATGTAACGCCCGATCCTGAGCCAACTCCTGCACCAAAGCCAAAAACGGTTGATTCGTTAAAAGAGCCAGTCACCGTGGTTGAGCCTGAGAAAACGCAAGCAATCGAACAGCAACCTGCTTCTTATGTACCAAGTGTCGAAGAACAAGAAGCCATCCGTCAACGCGAAATTGAACAAGCAGAAGCCGAAGAACGTGCGCGTTTTGGTGATCCTGTCCCTGTAGAACAGCCACAAACCACCGTGCGTCAACGTCGCCAAGCTGCTCAATCACTTGAATAATTAACTTGGGGGCTTAGTCCCCCACAGGATAACAAACCATGAAAATTTCAGGTTTAGATGTAAAAAATATCGGGGCTTTAAATGCTCTAAAAGTTGATTTTGTTAAGCCAGTTGTGTTGATTGCTGGCTCTAATGCCGTGGGTAAAAGCACCCTGCTTGATTGTATTCGTATTGCCTTAACTGGTGTTGCTGAGCGCGTATCTAGCAAAAAAGAGTTTGGCCAATTGCTAAGTGATGGCCAAGGCTCAGGCATGACAACGTGCTATGTGGGTAGCAGTCGCACAGCTTACGCAATGGAGTTACCCAAAGGCGCATCTATGTTAATGGCTGATGACATGAGTATCCCCTACTTGTTGGATATGACGTTGTTTCCATCTGCCAAAGATGATGAAAAACGCGCGTTATTAGCTCATATCACCAACACCACACCCACTGCCGAAGTGTTATGTAAAAGAATGCTTGATCGTGGCTGTAATGCTGAATTTGTTAAGCGCATTGAGTCTCTTTTATTAAGTGGTATTGGTGCAGCCCATGCCCATGCTAAAGAAATGGCCACCGAAGCCAAAGGCGCATGGAAAGCATTAACCAGTGAAGCATGGGGCATCCAAAAAGGTGCTAATTTTTTATTTAAATCGCCTAATGTGCCAGTCAGTATTGCCAGTGATGAAAAGAAAGATCGTGAAGAACTTGGTCGCTTAGATCAAGAGTTGGCATATAACTATCTACAATTTGCAATGGCAACTATCACCATTCAACAAGCTGTTGCACACAATGCCACGGTGGATACCTACACCAGAAAAGGTGGTACACCTCAAGCAATGGATCGTATCAAGAAAAAGCTCGATGCAGATCAAGCAGAGTTTGACCGTGTAACCAAAGCTATTGAAGATGGCCGTGGTAAGCCTATTGCTTGCCCTTGCTGCAATGAAAACTTGATTTATGCACACGATCAATTAGTCCATGACAGCAATTTTAAGCCTTTAGCACCTGACACGTTGAGTAAGCTTTTAGCCTCTTTGCCCATGCTAAGAAGTACGATCGACAACGATTACCGCGATATTGCCAGCATCACAGCAGCTCAATTAATTGTCAAAGAATTAGGTGGCTTAAAAGACATCGAGCTGCTCAAGTCAAACGAGCAAGCTATCAAAGATCGCATTACTGGAATTAAAGCTGATCGTGAAAAAGCTCATCAATTAGTTGAGAAGCTAAATAACGACATGCGCTTAATGAAAGAAGCGATTGATAAAAACAAGCAGGCAAAAGCATATCACGATGAGATCGTTAACTGGACTCAAATTGCTGATGCGTTATCACCAAGCGGCATCCCTGCCGAAATGCTTGGCAGATCATTAAAAGAGATTAACTTGCGCTTAGCTCAATCATCCGAAGATGCAGCTTGGCCATTAGTTAAGATTGATGATGATATGGCAATTACATACGGTGGCCGTGCTTTTGGCTTGTTAAGTGAGTCTGAAAAATGGCGTACTAACGCCATGCTCACCGAAGCTATTAGTTGCATTTCTCAAAACAAATTCTTTGCACTTGATCGAATGGATGTTTTAGACCCTGCAAGCCGTGGCAATTGCTTAGCTTGGCTCGAAACACTGGCCGATAACAGTGAAGTTGATACGGTAATTGTAGCCGCAACCCTCAAGCAAAAACCAAGTGATAACGACTTAATGCAAGTCATTTGGTTAGAAAAACAACCTCTCGCAGTGCAACAAGCCGCGTAATGCGGCTTAGGGGGAATTATGTGTCAAAAACAAATGAATGCGCTCATGCAAATAGGCGTGAATGTAGAAGCTACCAATAACAAAACTTTGCTTGTTTGCCAAAAAGCGGACTTGATTATTGAGTATAACGTGCATCGTGATTGCTGGTTTATTCGTGGAGGCGATGGTCGTAAATTTTTTGGTTTTGATGAAATGCTCAAGAAATTTAAAGATCATGAAGTTAAGCAGAATAACCAAATCAACAACCAAGTTTTAACCGTTCGTGATTACTTTGCCACTCACGCAATGGAAGGCATGGTCACTGATGTAGTGGTTGATGCTCAACAAGTAGCGCGTATGGCTTATCAAGTGGCTGACGCAATGATGAAAGAAAGAGGTATTAATCGTGGATAATTGGATTCCAGTAACCCAAAAACCTGAAAAATCAGGTAACTATCTAGTCGCTTTGCGCGAAGACAATAGCATCGAATTTAATCACAAAGAGCCGATTATTGCTCAGTTTGGCTATCTCAAGCAGTATCCTGAAAATTGGTCTGCTTATGATCAATTTATGTGTACACATACAATTATTGATTGTGATGTTCTTTGGTGGATGGAATTACCAGAAGTACCAAAAAATCCGCCGTTTAATGTTTGGATTGACTGGCATTACACGAAAGAAAATCCGTGGCCAAAATTGGATGGTGATCCTTTGATTTTTGTAAAAGCCGCCAATGGTGGTGATACAACAAAAAGACCACCTAGAAGATTTAGTTACTGGCGTGGATCACCAAAGAAAGAAGGAACAACATCCTTTAATTCTTTTGAATGGGAAGATGAAAATAATCCATGTGATGACGAAATCATCGCTTACATGCTAGTTGACCCGAACGACCACGATTAAGATATTTAAGCCGTTTGCCGTAGTTCTTATGCGGCAAATGGGCTTAAAAGTGGGTTTTGAGTGGTTGTGGCGACTGTTAGATGTGTTTGGTTTTAACGATGAATATGTAGAGGTGAATAATGGAAAGAACTATACGATGCCCTATTTGTAGCGAACCCTATAAGTTTTACTCGTATAGCGCGGCAGACCAAAGTGCTTGCCCCGATTGCGTAAGAAAGGCTGAAGCAAAAATGCGAAATAAAAATATATCGTCTGGTGATTTTAGGCGCGAAAGCCAACAAGAATACTTTGGCAAATAACATCTAACAACATATTAAGAGGTAAAACCAAAAAGATAGCAGACTTACACTGGCCGCGTGGGGTTTTATCCGCTTGAATATAGAGTTATGCGGCTTTTAATTTAATGAGAGGTTTTTATGATTAAGTGGATTGATGTTGGCGCAAAAACACCGCAAGAGGGCAAAATATATCTTTGTTACTGCCCTGATTGGTGCGATATAGAATATCAAGTCGCTTATTGGTGTAATGAAATAGGCTTTTATTACCATGAGCAACCTAATGAAAATTTTAACTCCACTGTTGAAAAGTGGGCTTTTGTTTGTGACGCAGACTAGACGCATAACTAAGCGCGTAAGGCGTAACGCCCACACAGATATTGTTTAATAAATTTACGCGATAACATCAAAAACAGCAATAATTGTTTGGGGTGTTATCGCACTTGACGCAGGAGTTAGGCATGGGAACTTATAAAGGGTTTGAGCTTTTAGAAGATATGCCCGAAGGCTGGAAATTAGATAAAACCGCAGGAAGCCCATTGTTTGGTTATGCTTTTGTGACAAACGGTAAAAGCATCTTAAATGGTGGTAAGCGTGCGCTTTTGAGAGTTGTTAAACCACAAATGCAAATTTGCTATGAAGAGCAAAAACAAACAATTATTGAGCAAACAGAAAAACAGCCCGAGCAAGTTATTGATTGTGGTTATGTAAAAACAGTTAATGAGTTAGCACGAGCTAAATTCAAAAAGCAAATACTTAATGAAATTTTAGTTGATTTAATGATTTGCGAGATTGAAGGCTGGTGCAAAAAAGACTACATAAGCGAGCTAAAAGAGTTAATTTGTAGCTTAGGCAAACAGCAATGTATTGATGCCTAACTAGTATTATACATCCTAATTGACGTATTATTTTACGTCAGTTTTGATGTGTAATATTTTTTATTTTTTAGCAAAAACAAGTATTTATAACTCCCCTCTTTTGGGGGTTTTTTATTTTTAGGGTCTAAAAATGGCGGAACAAATTAAAACAGATAACAAATGTTTTAAATGTGGACAACCTAAAAACCATTGGCAGACAGCCTAAAAAATGTTTTTAGGCGTGTGCTTGAAGCCTGCAAACATTCAAGATTTGAATTTTCACGACACTAGGCATGAAGCCTGCACACGCTTAGCTCAACTACTCGATGTTAAAGACTTAAGCAAAGTCACTGGTCATAAAGACATTGGTATATTAATTAATACCTACTACAACCCTACCGCCAGTGAAATAGCTAAAAAAATGAATAAAAAAGCCTAGAAAAATCTAGGCTTTTTTGTTTTGTGGTGTGCGTATGAGTGCGTATGAGTGTCCATAGAATGACACTTATTTTAACAGTCTTTATCGGCTGGATTGTCAATGCACCATTGCTGCCACCCATACGGAGCAGCAACTTCTTTACCATACTTGATTTTATTTGATGTGCAAGCAGTTAATAATAAAGCTAAAACGATAACTCGTACCATTTTTCACCCTTCTGTATTTTATCCCACTTGTAAGATAGAAAGTTTGGCTGGACTGGCTCAGATTGATTATTGTCTAAAATATAATTGCCACGATCTGTTTCAACTAACAATACGCAATGACCAGCACCATCAACAAAGCATGTGCATAAATGAATTTTATCTCGATCAAAACCTGCATCTATTAACATTTTACGCTTTAATAGTGCGTAGTCCTCACAGTCACCTAATCCAGTTTTGGGTAGAGTCCAATTTTCTAAAATATTGTACTGAGAAATATCGGTACAATATTTAATAGCTCTGTTTGCAGCATCGTGAATTGATGCTGCCAGTGAATATTTATTCACTTGGCGCAACATACACGACGTAAATTCGCGGCTGACCGTTATTTTCTTTGATTATTGTGCTGATGTGATTAGTTTCGTTAATGCCGTTAGCTGCATATAACGCTAAAACAGCATCTGCCACTGTACCCTCATTAACCTGTGTTTCTACAAAGCCTAAAGCCATGATTTTCTCCTAGATATTTAGTTCATTTGGAATTTCAGACCACGAAATAATACCATTAAATGCTGTGTTCGCTGTATTGCATTCAATGTTTAGGCCTTGCCCTGGCAGCAATGTAATCTGTTGATCTAGCACTGAAGAGCCATTGCTTGCAGTAGATGAGTGACCATTCTTACTCGTGTACAAAGCCGAGAGATTTGTCTCGGTATTTTTTTTTCTGAGTTGAGCAACTGGCTCTACGCGCCCACCAGCGCACAATTTTTGAATCTGTGTCCCGATATCGTCACTAAATGGGTTTGTCGTAACGCTAGATTGATATGTAATATTGCCAGATGCCTGCCATGTAGACGCTCGAACAACATAGATTTTTTTACCGCTGTCAACAGGGTTAAAAATCTGAGCCTTTGCATAAGTACCAGCACCACCAGCCGCGACACTAAAACTGTGGACCGTAAACGCGATTTCACGAAAAATTGCATCGGCAAAACTGGAGTTTTGTGACGTGGGTATTGGGTTGCCAACTGTTAGCGGATTTCCGTCTTTATCAACAAGACAAAAGCCGTCAAATTGTTTATCACCTACTTTAAATTGCATAATATTAGCCCCTTATAAATTACGAAAATGCTTGAGTGGGTGGCGTAAAGTTGGATGTCCATAGCACATCATCATAGAGTAGAAACTCATCCATGCCGCCGTTTGAATAAGTTGAATCACCGTCTTTGCCAAGCTGAATAAATCGGGATGCCGATGCCCAATTAGGATGCGTTGTAGTAGCAATCAAATTACCATCCCGATACACTTTGATATTAGTGCCGTCTCCGACAATAGCACCGTGTTTATATGCTATTTGACTAATGCTCATGTTGGAAGCTACGATAGTCCAGCCATTTAATGCAGCATTGCCAACAAGCAAGTTACCACCACGGGATAATTCGAGAGGTGTATATGTTGGCGAGTCACGAGTTGTAAAAAAGCAACCGCCAGCCGTATCGCCGCCACGATAGAAAAACGAGATCGTAAACGGTCTTTTGCCGCCAAAGTCGAACAGATTAGGCGATTTAACAACACCATCACGAGATGGTGTATCGCCAAACTGCAATTTACCAGTGCCGAATTTTGGTACTGAGGTACTGATTGACGCATTGCCTCCGCTCGTCATTGTGACATTATTAGGACTGGAATCATTAAAATTACCGTCGAAATGCAACAACAGTTTTATTTTTGCAGGGTCTAAACCACCATCTTCTAAAACAAAAGGGTCTTGTCTAAACATATCAAACCCTCTCAGTCAGAAATGCGACATCTAGTCCTTTGGCACCTGTGCCAACCGCATCAAAATCTATACTCACTTTTGCGTTATCATCAATTTGATAGTTTGGACTACCTGACCATCCGCTATGGCTTGTTGCTTTAAACACAAATGGAGTGACAGCATCAACGCTTGTTTCTTCTGTTGCGTCAATGGTTAATGTTGTTGTAAAGATACTCGTGCCATTTACGTTAATATCTATTGCTGTGGCTGTTGCTGTCCCTGCTGTATCTAAGCTAGCCCTTACAGAGTTTAACTTTCTAGCACCAACATTTCTAAACGACATTTTGTTAGTACCTGTCGTTATAGCTGTCGCTCTATTACTACAAGCGATTGTAAAGTTTTCAGTTTTGGCTTGAGAGATAGTTGCGTAGGTACTGGATGCGCTTGATGTAGTGAGATAGTTCGACAACGAGGACGATAGGTCGCTAATTTGCTTCTGCAACTTTCCAAAAGCACTCAGGACTGTATCGGCTGCGGCGATTGCTGTGCCAGTCACAAGGCTTAAACCTGTTAAAACAGCATCACGAACACGATTAGTTGTAAAATAGAGATTTGTTGAGCCTTCTGTGATTTGGTCTGTTGTTGTGCCTGATTTTACTTCACCACTATCTACCCACCCCTCCGCAGAGTCCCATACATACTGTCGTGCATTAGTGCCTGTTCCTGCATCAATAATCGCATAATCGCCATCGGTAGCCGTGGGATATGCTTCTTGTAATGCTGATAACGAAGTAAATTTTCCCTTAAAGTGCTGTACATAATCAGCAGCATCTAGTTTTGTGGCAGCAACTTGATCGGTATATTCGTTCGCGTTTTGCTGTGCCTGATCTGCCGCGCCCTGTACGTCCGCGCCTACATCTCCAGCGGTTAGCGTAATGTTTCCATCAATAGCCGCTATATTATTAACAGTAATATCTGTACTTGAGCCATCCGCACCTTTAATGTTTGTAGCATCTGCAATATTAGAGACAAGACCACTCGGCCCCATGTATTTATTGATAATGCCACTTGGCTTTGTCCCTGTACCACCAACCAAATCAATAACTTTTTGAACAACTCTAACACCATCAGCAACATTAGCAAAAATAGCTGTCCAGCCGTTTGTCGAATAATTATTTTCAACGTTTAGTTCTTTGGTTAAACCACCTTGCTCTACAATTATTTTTTGCATTATGGAGATGCTCCCCAAAGGCTAACAAAGTCACCATACACAAAAGGTATTTTGATGCTGTTAATGTCAGTTAAAATTATTTCGTGAAAATAGGCAGGATAGTCTTCAGTTGCGGTTGATAAAGACTGATATTGTTCGTAAGTCAAACTTGCTGAAAAATGATAATCATCTAGACGACTAAAAGACCAATCTGTCATTTTTGTTTTATCTGAGTTTCGATAAATAGCACCTGATAATTCATAATCAGACAAATCAACCAATGTATTATCAGTATTTTTTACGGAAAACGTGATAACCCCTGTATCTGTGCCTTTGCGGATTAAAACATCAAGGCGTTGGCCAACAAGATTTAACTGCGCCATAAATCACCGTTTATAGTTTGATAATTGCTAAACGTGCCAAGTTGCGCGGACGCGATTCGGATACACCTGCTGCGTTTGTCGTAAAACTGTGGCTATGAGTCCCACCACTCCCAGTCGTAAAACTATGAGTATGTGCGCCTGCTGTGCTTGTTGTCATGCTTCCTGAATTTTGCTGAACTGTGTTGCTACCACCTGTTGATGTTCCTAATCCTGCGGACGAGTCAACTGTGTGACTATGATCGCCGCCGCTATCAGTTGTTCCTGTGTGGGTATGACTCCCCGTCGATGATGTAGAGCCGGTATGATCGTGTGATAAATTTTCGCTGCCCTGAGCACTGCCCAATGCACGACCACTATCAACACCGCGACTATTATCCCAACCGCGAGCAAACTCACCGCGCATATCAAACAATGGCAATCGTTTATTAGCTGCAAAATCAGCCGCAGCACTTGCACCGCGTGTCGTTGGCGAACCGCTACTGTCTTGGATGGCCAAAACGGAGTTACTGTATGTATTCCAAAGAAGTGCATATAAAGCAGATGTATCGGCATTCGCCCTTGTGGTAGCTCCACTCGCTGCACTGCCGATCGTCCCACCGTTTTCTTCAACCCAATCATAAGGCGCGGTACTGCCTGTGTGAAATTTGGTAGAGCCAACAGGCTCACCTACACGCGCCCACCAAGCAGCACTTGTCGAAGGGGTGTTATTTAGATTGCTTGCTTGGATGGATTGATACAAACGACCATCATCACCAATACAAACAGAGTTTTTGGCATAAGTTTCGCCGCTATCCCAATCAGCAATACCACGTGCCGTTAAATAACGTACGCCGTTCGCTAAAAAGTTTAATAGCCAGTTGAATTTTTGACGACTAGGCGGCGTGCTAGTAAGTGACCAACCTTCTTGAATATCACTATCAGATGGCTGCGTACTTTTATCACCAGTTTCCGCCCACGGTGGAATAATGACTGGACGTGTTAATGCCATAAAAACCTCTTATATTTCTTCGGCAAAAATGCCGCCTATACTTAAATCACTTTCTTCGCCAAAGCCTTTTGCACCTGTCATGCCCTCAAACCCAAAGTAATTTGATGGATTAAAAGATGATCCTGCAATTAGTCTTACACCTGCTGGCTTCGGTAAAATTCCAGCGCGAATCAATGCTTTTTCATTAAATGTTAACTCTCTAGCAACATCGTAATAAATAGTCATGCCGCCAAAATCTTGCACTGTCGCAACACCATCACCCAATAAAAAATCAAGTGCATCAATTAGGCTATCAATTCGCCCATCTGTTGAATTTCGTGCAATTTTTGCTTTGATCGCAAAAAGATATTCGGGATCTTGGAGTGTAGTTGTGTTTTGGAATGGCTCGGATTGCTCTCTAAATCGTCCACCTATACTTGGATTGCCTTCCTCACCAAAAGGTAAGGCATTGGGCGTATCATCAAAGCCGAAAAACTTAAATTCGATATTGTCCGATATAGTTCTACTTTGGCCAACCCATTCGCCGATCACATCAAGTTGCTTACCAAAAGCCTGATCTAAGTCATATTTATTAATGATGTCTAAAGCGACATTTTGACCATCAACTACAGGACTTAGTAATGCTGTCAGCAATGCAATAAATTTTGCCTTGTCCCGATTAGCACTGGGGACTAAATCAAGGTATTCGGTAGTATTAGGCATTATGTAATCTCAATATCATCAATAGAACAAATCGAGACTTCATTAAAAGCAATTGCTACGTCATCGGCAGCAGGAACATCACCATCTATACACATCGTCAAACTATCTATTTTGTATGTCTTAGACGTTGGGCTATTGTTGAGTTTTGCTTGAGAATAAACTTCGTCATACTCAACATCATTACCAATCATGTTGTCATTAATTAGATCAGCAATGCCTTGTTTTATTTGGTCGGCTACAGTTGAGGAATAGCCCGATTTAATTGTAATGCTTAAGTAGACTTTGATGCGTTTCGGGTCTGGTCTAAAAAAGTCGATCAATACAATAGAGCCATTAGCACGAATAACGGTTTTATTCACGTCGCCATAAGTGCCTGTGCCACTGGCTTTTTTAACTGCAATTGCTGTGGCTATTTCGTCACTATCGCCGCCCTCAACCACTGCACTAATTGAATGATCAGGAATGCCTAAGCCGTTTGTTGTATCAGTATCATTTTCATAAACAACAACACGGGTAACGCCTGACAAATTAGCAATTGCGCCCTCGATCGAATCAAGGACAAACTCAGCAGCCAACGCCGTAGATTTTGTTTGTCGTCTGCGTAAATCTGCATCACTCTCAACAGGTGCGCCAATCGAAGCCGCATCAGGATTAGTTACAGACTGCCAACCACGCGTAGGGGTTATGATATTTGTAATAGTGTCAGCAAGTGCAACAATTGCGCCTTCAGTCATGCAAGTTGCAGTTACGGTAATCGTGCCGCTTGATGGGATAACAACACTATCAGGTAATGACCATTTATTTACACCATCACCGACTTGGCCATTAATAATCGTTGTGCCTTCTTGACCAACAATTTCAACATCTACGGAACTATAAGAGGCTGTTTGTCGTCTAATGCCGTTAATTTTTACATTGTTTGATAAAGCCGTACCTTGGCTTGTGCTTGGGCTGTAGCTGTTAAATACTGACACTAAAACATTGTCATAGTCCTGAAAAGCCTTGCAGATTATTGCAATCAATTCACCGTCTTGGCTGTCATTTTCGATATAAATATCATTACCAAAAATGGATTGATACTGAGCTTTTAGCCAATTTAACTTAGTCTCATAATCGGTAATGGTGATACCGTTAGCATCAATAACTGGGGCAATCGGTGTTAATGTTGTCATAATGTTTGGTTAACCGTGGTTTGGCCATAAATCGTGTTTACTGTTGCGGTAAATGTGTACTCGCGTGTATTTGGATTTGTGTTTGACGAATAACTAATAATTTCGCTAACACCCTGCGTTTCTAAGATTCGTTGTTTAATCAAGGTGTCTTTACTGCTTGTGTATTTCCCTAAAATTTGGTCTTGTGGTAATCCGTCATCTGTATCAACAAACCATTCGCCTTTTAGCAACAGTAATCTTGTCTTAATCGCTTGGCCAACAGCTTCAGGTGAATTAACTAAAAAATCTTGACCAGTCCCTAATACATAATCGCCATTTTCGTCTAGTTTTCTGTATTTCAATTTGGTACACCACTATTGCTGCTACCCGATGTTACCCCACCGTGGGTATGTGTATCATCAACACGTTTATCATTAATAAACAGGCCATTGGGAGCTAAAATATCTATACGTTTGGCTATTGGGTTTAGAGCAATTTTGGTTAGCCCATCATCAGCTCTTAACTCTGTTGCCGCCGCATTAAAAGCATTAATTTTTTTAGGCTTAGAGCGAAAGCCAACAAAACACATAGCATCACTAAGATCATGCGAGCGCGGCAGCATAGGCACTTGTAAGCCGCCATTTTCCCACCACGCATCAATGCAGCGATCTGCAAAAATAACTAAGCACTCGTTACCCTTGGCAACAGGAAATGTTAATGAACAACCACCGCCACTAGGGAAATAGACAGGAACATCCAATAATAAAGGCATGTTCTTAGCTATCCACTGCCCTTGATCATTTTGAATCATTGATTTAATGGCTGGCTGCACGGAAGCCGTTTGCAAAACAGGATCAAACGTCTCAATAATGCCGACACAGGCAACCCATAATTCAAGAGACATTGCTTCAAAGACCACTCTGAGCATTTCTTCGTGGTCAATAAATCGTTCGCGCGAATCAATCATTTAATTACCTATGCTAGATGCAACCGCATTGATTGCAGGGCCTTGCAATGGAGCTGTGCCGTTAATGCCGATACAAATCAAATTTGTTTCCCATGTATTGCCGCGCGTGTCGCCATTGTTCTCAATGCTAATAATCTTGTAATTACCATCAGCGTCTAGGCTTGGGAAATAGTTAACAGCACCATAAGCGACACTAATTACCGCTTGTTGAATACTGGCGTTATCCAATTTAATTTGGCCGCCAAACTTGAGCATGGGATTGATTAAGCATTTAAGCTCAATGCCATCAATCGTTTGTTGTGGTAGACCAATCATGCCAGTTGCCGAATTGATAACAATCGACTCACCTGCTATGGGCTGAGCAATTTCGATTATGTTTAATTGATTGTTGTTAAACTGCCAGCTACAAGCAGAGCTTTGGGCTATGGTTCTCATGGTGTTCTTGGCCATGCCAAAAAACACCTGACCGCGTGGCATTTTTGTCCCTTGGTCTAAGGCTGGTAGGTTGCCTAAAGTTATTCCGTACGGTGCAAAAGCCTCTAAACAGGCATCTATAGCATCTCGTTTAGTTGCGCCTGCTGCTATGCTTTTGCTTATTACTGCGTAGTTATAAGCCTTGTCTCCGTCCGCTGCGACTATTTCTAAAAATGTGTCAGTAGCGTTTTCGCGGCCTTGTCTTTTTTGGCGCATTTGTCCAGAGAATATAAGGCCGTAATTACCTTCATATCCTGCCTGTAATTCAATCCGCGTAAACTCTTGCTGTATCTTGTTGATCGTATCAGGTGCAACGTTATAAATACGAATGATTGCCCATGCAGGGGTTTGTGCTTCTGCACGGTGCGTTTGAAACTTGACGTGAAATTGTGATAAATCCAACGCATTACCCAACTCATCAGCCACCAAAAGTTGCATTTTGCGTAGATATTGAGTAGTCATAATATTGAGAAATAAAGTTTACTGTCAGTGCCTAAGTTTTCAAATGTTGGCAGATCATCAGGTGATTCTGTATTGCTGCACACAAACAAATTGCCACCAATCCCCAAATATTCATATTGACCGAGTAAGTCAGTGCCAGTAACTAAAGGAATGCCGCAGACTAAAGACGTTTTATCACCTAATAAAATATCTAGCATCCACGTTCCACTAGCATTATTCCACCAGACCTTAAAGTAATACTGCTTACCCACTAGCGTTATTAAAAATAACTGCGGAATAGCGGTTAAAGGGATTTCAAACATTAAAGCCCCTTATTTAAATTTAATATTTCTAATGGTTTAGCGATCAATTCAGAAACAACAGGCAGTGGATTTTTAGCCCCTGTGTTTTGTATTGGCACAGTGATTTTAGGATTGGCTTGATTTGTAATTAATATTTTTGCTGTCTGCGTATTTACAACTATAAGTTGTCTAAAGCTCACAACAATATCTAAGATTTCACTTGTTTTTCGGTCTGTTGATGTTGTGAGCGATTTAATCAATACGTTTTTATAAGCGCGTTTGCCTGTAATCACATCAAATGGCTGTCTTGAGGCTTGCAGCTTCAATAAATACGCATAAGCGTCTGCTATTGTTTCAATGACTACGCCTGATTTTTTTCTTTCATCATTACTTTTAGAGTTTGACCAACCCACACGCATAGTAAATTCAGCCGCATTTTTATAGGCGTGATCGGTCATTGGTGCGCCTAATCCTGTTGGATGCTCAGTGATTGTCAGGCTGTCGTTATGCGATTCTTCAATGACCACATCGGGAAAAATGCCCGATATTTTGCGACCGTCAGAAACCGTTACGACTGCTAAGGTATCACCGACAATATCCATCATTGCACCTTAGAGATAAAGTTACGCATAACGCCGACAGTGGCATTAGCGGCAGCATTGGCGGTATCTTGTGGTATGCCAGCAGGAACAACAGAGCTAACCGTGATATTGTTTTGCACAGTGACATTAGCAGAGCGTTGATTATTGTTAGTTGTTTTCGCTGCGTTAACCATCATTTCAGTAGCGTAAGGATTGCTGCCATTTTCAATGCGTGTGATTTGCTGCATTAAAGCCGCTCTAATTGCAGGGTCATTAATATTTAATGGCTGATTTGGTGATACACCCAATGCACTAGCAACAGATGCGGCATATCCAGCAGTGTTGTTTTCGCTTGGCGGTGCCCATTTATTAATAATTTCACTAACCGAATCTAAGCCTTGTTTGCCGTAATTTGTTAGTAAAGCCGACATAGCCGCAAGGCCGCTTTCAGCATTTGGGAATATAGCAAAACGACCATCCGAGCTAGTTGCGCCCATACGTCTAGCAAATTCACCATATTGAATATTGCCTGGATTATTATTTCTAATACCACGCGCGTTATTGTTGCCTGTTGGTCTTGCGATTGTTGACGGAATATATGTAGAACCCTGTGTTGCTTGTTTGGCCTCATCATTGCCAAAAAACGCCAACACATTAGCAATGCCTTTGCCGATAGACTCACCAAACTTAGTACCATCAATAAAATTATTGTAGAGCATTGAGCCTAAGCCATACCCTGCCAATCCTGCACCACCAACTAAGCCGCCTTTTCCTAATATTCCCATCAGTCCGATGCTTTGAGCAGATGCTAAGCCAATAGCTGTTGTCACCTTGCCAATACTGGCCAACATTCCAATTAACCACTTACCACCCACATACAACAACAACAGATTTAACGCGCCCTGCCATTCACCTGTTGCACCTGTTAAGGCGTTAACACCATCAAATAATGGCGATAAAAAGCTAATCACATCAGCAGCAAACCCTGCTACTTTAGCAAGTGCTATTGCAAGACTAGCCATTGCATTAGCAAAATTGGTTATGCCTGTAACAATTTGATCGCTATGACTAACAATATAATCAATTAATTTATTAAGGCCGCCTTGCTGATCGTTAGCAATATTCCCTGCTATTTTTTTACCTATCAGGTCAAAAACAGTAGTTAAGCCATTCATTTGCGTTTTAAACGCATTGGCATTTTTGGCCGCTTGGTCGCTATCTATGCCGATAGCTGAGGCATATTGTTTGTACTGCTCTGCATATTTGGCCAAATCCCCACGACGCATTGCAAGCAATGTTTTTTCATCAATTTGCAATGCGTTAGCAAATGCTATAGCTTTAGCCATAGGCATATCAGCTAAAGCTTTGCTTAAATCAATTAGAACATCGCCAGTCTGCCGAAGTTTTCCGCTTGAATCTTTTGTAGCAACACCTAAGCTATTGATAACATCTAATGCACCCGGTGCGCGTCTAATAAACTGTGATAACCCCTCAAGCGACCCGATAAAATCAGCATTAGTTTGTTTGCCAATAAAATCTAACTCTTGAAGTTTATCAACCGAGGTATTTGTTCTTAGACTTGTAAAATAAAGATTGTTAAGATCATTGGTCATCTTAATGATGCCAATACCTACCGCCAACGCTGCGTATTGAATGGTTCTAGCATAAGCCAACAAGCCTTCAATTTGAGCTTTGTTATTGGCTAATTGCTCTTTATGACGCTTTTCGGCTTCTTCACGATAACGTTTATTGCGTTGTTCGCGCTCTTGCTCAATTTTGCGTCTTAAATTATCTGCTTCACGCTCTTGTCTTGCTAAATCTGTTTTAGCTTTGGCTTGTGATTTAGCGGACTTTCCTGCCTCATCTGCGGCTTGTTTATTGGCTTTATTGGCGCGAGAGGCTGATTCCTCAGTGCTATCAGCGGCATCAATAGCAGCTTCGCCCAACTCTTTAACATTTTGCTCAACCCGATTAACAGACACATTAAATGCTTGCTCACTGGCAGCATCCACCTTAAACCCCAAAGAGATCAAAAACTCTTTTAAGGTATTTAAGTTACTCATGTGTGTTATTCCGATTTATTAGCTAAATGTTGGTTGTAGGCAACAGCATCTAAGGCATCATTCATTAGAGCAATATCGTATAAATCTAATGTGCCATCTTTGAGGGATTCATATTTGCACATACCTTTAATTGATGGCCTCAACAACCAGTCGAGACCATCAGGCAGCGCAACCCAACCGCTTACTGACTGGCCGCCCCTGTTGGGGATGTCGAGCGGCCTGTGGGAAAATACTTACTAAGATTTTGCTGAATTACTTTCCAGACGATTTGCAACATCACCGTCATATCCATATCACCAATTAGCAAGGCGTTGTTATGCCAAACCGCCATCCATGTATCACCTGATTTACGCTTGGCCACCATCAAACACAAACCAATCACATACTCGATGTCATTTTTTGGCATGGACGATAAGGCTTCTAAGGCTGGCTCAAGAATAAATGCAATGTCGCTAAATGATTGCTCAGAGATATTTTGCTTTTGTTCAATCGCTTGTTTTAAATCGACACCTACAGCCAAAGCTGTAGGTAATGCAGGAAGTAATTTAGGCAACAATGGGGCAACTTTACGCGCCAAGTGGAATTGGTCAAACGTGTTGAGTTTTTCGGTTCGGTAGGTGTGTTCACCTATTTGAAACTCTTGCATTAGTAGACCCCTGCAATACTGTCAATTTTACCAGCGTCAAAAGTCCATTCCACAATATCGCCGTCTTTTTTAGAGTTGAAATCTGGCATCTTTTTAAATGCTACTTCACGACAGGTATGCAATTCAGCATTAGCAGAATTAGCAACCACAATCACGTTTTTACCATGCAATTTAGAATTTGACGTTTGAATGTTGTACAAGGCAATTAACTGGGCATTAACTGGCGAAGTTTTTAACAATCGCACTGTGACTTGACCATGCTTTGTTTTGTGCAAAGAGTGCATAATCTCGCCGTCTGCACCCGGTGTCATGGTGTTGACATCCTCAGCACGAGCAACGGTAATACCTTCATCGGCTGCACCTGCACCATAACCCATGTTTGGGATAGAGCCTGCAATGCCAGTTAAAGAAGCTGTTACATTTTGAAAGCTATAAGTACCCATAATTTGTCAGCTCCTTATTAGCGATTTACATTGATGATGACGTTTGATTTATGCACTGCACCTGCCAGTTTGATAGCAATTTGGCGAGTTGGTGCAATACGTTGTTCGCGCTCGCTTTGTGCTTGTTCGTCAGCAGGTGGGCAATACACATAGTAACCTTTAGTTAACACGTCACCTGTTTTAAGCGCGCCAAATGATGGGCCTTCCCAAACCAAGCCCTCGCCAATCAAGCCGTTATTCACTGCACGATCTAAAGACCGAATATCAGCAGCAACAAACTGATTAAACCCTGGGTCAGTCTGTGGGATTTTTGGTTGGCCACTGGCATACAACAAATTGTATTCTTCGGTTTGCATATCATTTTGAAGCCAATCTAAGCCGTGGCGTTCGTCAATAAACATACCGCTCGCCATCACGCCTTCTTGGATGATATTAGTGTTGTTCTGATACTTAACAAACACATTCACTTTTTTGGCTTTTAATGTGGCTGCTTGGCTTGAGCGTAAATTCTCGGCAGTAACAGTGGGTTCTTGCTTGAACTTAACAGTAAGCGTGCTGTTTTGTGCGGTAAAATCAACTGTAGCAATACGACCTAAAATTGACATTATCGCGTGATTGTTGGTCGATGAATACTGATCTAAGGTGCGGCTGTATGCGCCTTGATTTAATACATAACCCAAATCAGTTGTACTGGCAGAATCTAAAACACCAGTTGTCACAATAGTATTTGCAAAAATGCGTGATGGCACTGCCGCCTCGATAAAGTCGGCCACTTCCAAAACATCATCATTAGATAGCGTGTTATCCGCAATATACGCACCATACCAGTCGTTACTTAAATCCGCTAAATCGGTAATGCAATCTAAAGCAGATTCAGCAGCAATACCATTAACAGGTGTTAATGCCTGACCTGTACGCAAACCCAATAGGCTAGAAATATCAGTGCCACTACCACCAGATAATGTTGCACCTGATACGCTGATATTAGAACCTGATTTGGCCAATGTTAAGGAGTTGCCACCAGTGCCACTTGCAGCAGCTTGCAAATAAAGCACGCTACCACTCACTACATACAAAAACTTAACAAGTTGTGTGTCGGTTGATGATGACAAGAGGGTTTTTAAAGATGCCAACGTTACCGACAAACTACCGCCGATCTGCACTTGATTACTGCTTGGTGTACCACTCACAAACGTAATTGCTGTACCGTTTAAGGTAATCGTGTCATTGTTTGAAGGTTGACCTGCAAAGGTGATTGCCCCTGTTGCTGTAGGTGCTGCGGCATAAGCTAATTTAGAACTTGTGCCAGTTGTGCCTGACTTAACCACAAAGCGAGAATAAGCAGCATCCCAAACCACGGTTGAGCCTGTCGATTTAGCGTCTAAAGCGGATTCAACAGCCGAAGCTACGCCATTTAAATTAGTGACAGCCGATAAGTCGATACCTGTTAATGAAATGGGAATATCATCAACTTTGATAAACATCGAGCCACTAGAAACCGCTGTAAAATTAGCGATAGCCTGTTGAGTGGTTGTTAAAATTGCACCACGCATAGAGGCTGCTGTTGCTGTTTTTGCCCAACGCGCAACGTAACAAAACAATGGTTTGGGTTCTTGGCCAAAGAACGGCACGGCTGCTAAATATTCTTCCGAATCTGTACCAAAGTCGGTAGCAATATCAGTTAAACCTGCGTAATAACGTAAACGCTCAGACGTATCAATAACATCGGATGAGCCGACAATCATCATTGCGCCAAAATTGCGAACAGCCGCCGCCAAGGGCGACATAATAATCTGTACGTTACTCACGTCAGATACGGGTAAACCAGTAGACATAATATCCCCTTAGTCGGTTATCACTTGATTTTCAGCAGTACCCAACAAATTAAGCACTGCATAGTTGCGTGTGGTTTTGCGTCTCAATGCAATCAATACATCAAAACGTCTAATCCAAACTTGATTGATAAATTCAGGCACTGCAATGATTTGACCTGTTTCAATTAAGCCAAACCCTTTGCTTTTAAGAACGAACATGTTTTGAGGGATGGCCAAACCATCTTTAAAAATATTGGCTTTTTCTTCGCCATTCTCACCATAAAACGAACACAAAATACTAAGTGTTTCGTGTCTTACGCTTTCATCATGACCGCTTGCGTCGCCTTTATGTGTGATGACTGGCGAATCATCAGGCGTCGTTGAGTGGACATAAAACGACACCCAATTCGTGTGAGGTTCTGGCATTTTTGGTGTAACAGGCTGATATTTGCGTCTAACTAATGCGCCTTCAATGCCTGTAATGCCTGATATAGCTTCTTGTAAAATATTAGTAAGTTGCTTGTCATATTCGGCTTGATTGCCACTTGGCAACAAATAACCGCCAGTTGCTGAGGTGTTACTCATTTTAAAGAACCTGATAACGGGGCTAATTCACAAGTTGCGACCACAAAACCACGGCCAATGTGCGAATAATCATTCACTAAAATGACGTTGTACTTTGTGTTTTTCCACATCACCACATCCGCATCAAAACCGTCTTTTCCATCCTTAAGCTGTGTTTTTGTGTGTATAGTGATTGTGCCTGTTACAAAAGAACCGTCAGGCTTTCTAACGATTTTGTCACCACTTGAGCTTGTAATCACACCAATACAACGTGTTTTCTTTTCCGTGTTTGATGCTTCGCCGTGATCGTCAACTGTTTGCTCCATGACTAAACGATAAAAAATATCGTTAAAGTCGGGGTCTTCTAAAACGTCCGACAAATCAAGTTGAGCCATTGTTATCTCTAATCACATACGTTATTGAGTTTCTTAAGCCACCACTGTCATTAAGCGGTTTTGTTCCTGTTCGGCCTCTTGCCAATCTATTACGAATAGTTGACTTTGCTAACGGAATAAATGGCCCTGTTAAAATTTTATTTCTTGCGCCATTTTGGCCAGATAACCCTGCGGCATGAAGGTTATTTATTACTGCCGATTGATCGCCATTCAAAGCGGCTTGTGCTGCCTTACCTAAGAATTTATTTATTTCGTCCTGATTATCCCTAATCCCTTCCTCCAAAAATGCTCTTGGCGGTATATGTACAGTATGGGCAGGGACAATATCTGTAGTTGCATAATTGCTTATTGATTTACGAACAAATCGACCACCCTTTAAAAAGTCGCCTTCATTATCAATAAGCCGATAAATAGTAGTTTGGTGTGCAGGCACTTGTATTGCACCGCCAAACGTATGAATGTAAGCAAGTTCGGCATTGGTTATAGGCGAGCCATCATCACGCATTGACTCAGAAGCAGGCACACCAACAAGCACCTTTTTAGTTACCAAATCTGCTAAGGCTTTTTTTAATTCAGCCATGCCGTCTTTGATAACTGTTGCACCTGTCAAAGTTGCATACCCCCAGCACCAAACCATTGCGATAATTGATAAAACTGGATGCCGTATGACGTGGCATTCCAATATCCTGCGTTTTCCAAGCTGACACTAGAGGTGTCGTAAGTTGCTGATAGTTTGTCAGCGGTTTTTGAGGTTTGCTGGCCCACCACTTTACCAGCCACACCGCCCGACTCGACCGCTCTCATTTCGCGCTTGTTTAGCACTAAATGATGAGCAACAAACAAATAGGTAGCATCATCAAGCATATCCGCCCAGCGATCAGCATTTAGCAGCTTTGTTGCCAAATTTGCATAAATATTGATTTGTCCATTTGTGTAATCTGATGTATCAGAAAACTCAGGAAAAGCTAGGCGAAATGCTGATATATCCATTTATTTTTCAGCCTTTTTAGCTTTTTCAAAAGCGGCCTTTTCTTTCAAAAAAGCCTCTTTTGCTGCAACCAACTCGGCCTTTTCTGCTTCAAGCTGTTGACGCTCCGCATCTAAAGCCTCTTTTGC